TCCAAGAGCCATGGCATCACCTTTTAACTTGTAGTGGCATTAAAATTTCGCTTGACCCTTGACCATGTTCCATGCTGTTTAAGTTTTAGCTCTATGCTGCAAGTACTATTCGCATGATCTTCCAAGCGGGTTGATTCAATGACATAATCAGCCGCGCTTGTGACATCCCCGGTAACATATGGGACTGTTCTTGATTGCGTTTCACCAAAATAATATTCAAGCGAAGTTGCCAATGGAATATCAATCATTACCTCTTGCCGATCCGCGCTATCCGCAGAGCATGTCTTTTTAAGGGTGATAGTCGTATTGCTTTTCTGCATTATAAAACAGTCTAATGCTTGCTGCCAATGCGGATATTTTGCCTTCCACACATTTGGGAGGTTCATTGCGTTTTTAAATTCATCCCCTGAAAAGTCGGTCATATTTCCGGCAAGTGTAACTTTTATTCCTTCCATATCCTCGATTCTGCAAGGCCTTGTTTCAACAGGATAATCAATGCTAATTCTGTGCCATTTCGCAGTTTGAAAAGTTGTTATAGGGCCGCTCATTTCATTACCTCGCTGGTTGAAGATTGTCCGGGAAGTCTGGCGTCGAGAATGGATTTGATTTCCATTAATGTTGGATCTTTTGCCGCGCCTCCGAAAGAATCAAGTCCAAACGCTTTATCATATAATCCGGCCATAGGCGCAAATGCGGGAGCCATTGAAAATAACTGCTTGCCCGCCGATGCTGTTTTTTGGGTCAAGGACATTTCCCCTTTTCCCATTTGTTCATTTCTATAATTTGTGAACACGTCATTTATCGCGTTCATAGTTCCCATGGCTGGAAACATTGAAGAAAATCTATTTTTTATAAATCCAGCTGGAGATCCACCGGGCATAATATCTTTAAATTTCCCCATGGCTATAACCATACCTTCTATTCCATTTGTCAGCTTCTCAATCTCCTGTATTATTCCGCTTGCAGATTCCCCTTTGCGGATCGCAAGACTAAACCTCAACCATGCGTCAGCCAGGTTTTCAGCAGATTGTATATCCTTGGAATCAACTCCCAGATTCATCTTTTTAAATTCTTCTGTTGCCTGTGGCAATTCCTTAATGACCTGCAAAACCCCCTGATAAGACTTTCCAAGCATGACATTGGCAAGCTCGTTGCGCTCGGTTTCATTTTTGATATTTGAGAGCGCGTCCCCCACGGCCTTCCATTGTTCGGGCTTGCTTTTCTTCATCAGTTCTTCGGCGTTCAATCCTAAATAATACATCGCGGCCCCGGCTTCTTTGCCTCCATTGGCCGCCTCATATATCGTGGAATTCATCTTCTTAAAAGCCCGTCCCACATCCTCCCCGGACGCTCCAACTTTTTTGGCCGCGTAATCAATCAACTGAAATTCATCCGTTGTTAATCCTAGCTTCTTGGAAACATCGCCAATATTATCAAGTTCATTTACAACGGATTTTAATTCACTTACAATCGCACCAATAGACAGGCCGCCAAGAACACCGCCAACGGCACTTGATATGCCAATGCCGCCGCCTGTGAGCGTGTTTGCAACCGTTCCTTGGACTTTCTTCCATTCCTTTTGGAAGCCGGACGCGTCGCCTTTTATTTTTATATCTATTCCGTTGCTCATAATTCAAAGCTTTCCAATATTTTCATGCTTTCATCAATCTGAAACTTTTCTTCCGGGTCAAATACTTTTACGCCCTTGCTTTTGCAGAACTGGACATAATGCCACATGATTTTAGCTAAGGGCACATCCCATATCAATTCATCTTCTGAAACATTAATCTTGTTTGAAAGGCACTGACTTATATGGGTCATCCAATTCAGGTCGAATCTTTTTTTTTTCGGCATTGCCGTTTTTCGGGAGCATGTCAGCAGGGGAAAGGCATAAGTTTATATAGCTGATTATCTCCATCGCAAGGCCGTCTATCTTCATGCTTCCAAGTGATTCAGTAAATTCCAAAAGCCCCTTCGCGTATTCATCTTTACAGGAGTGTCTTTCAATGGCGTTAAGATATTCGCGGTAATGCTCTGGCGATTTAGAGGCCATTTCCCGCGCCTTTGCCATCCTGGATTCATACAACTTCGGAGATACCAGTAAATCTTTAATTTTGCGCCGTTCCTTGATTATATATAGAGCTTCAAGAGTTTCACGGAGTCCGAATTTTGCTTCGTTGTCGCCGGAAACAAAAGGGGAATTGACAGTATCAAGAAGCACGATTGCACAAAGTGAAGGCTGTGGGACTTTTATGCCGTTAATTTCCCATTCAGCCCCAAGCGCGGCAAGTGTCTGCAAGTCGGATTCAGCGCGGAATATGTCCGCATTTGCGCTTTTACCTTCGGCAACCTTTCGCAAGGATTCTTTTAGTTCCTCTGGAATCTCCTGGGCCATCTATTTACCCTCCGTTGTTATGCGGATGGATAATTGTTGGTAACAAAATACGTTGCGCTGAACGTCAAAATTACATGGCCGTCGCTTGACTCGGAAGATTTGATTCCGGGGTTTACCTGGTATTTAATGGACGTTCCGTTAAGCAGACTTGTTGCCGTAATAGTTGCGCCAACGGCGGGGGCGGCCTTTGTCTTATTCCAGTTAAGAGTAAATTCGATAGTCTTGCGGGGGTCGGGAAAAACTCTTTCAACGGTATTGCCTATCTGATCCTTGAGGGCCACCGCGTCAGCATCAATAGTGCAATCAACCGATCTGTAATATCCAGTTGCGCCAGTTTCCGTAGACACCACCCCAAAATCATAGTTACTTGCCATAAATCACCTCATTAATGTTTAATGAGGGGGCGCGGTCAACTATGCAGAAGAAAGGGGCGGTGCAGGGAGAATGCTACACCGCCCCCGGAGGAGTCCGGCAGGAGTGGCCGGACTAGAGGAATTTATGTTTCAACGTGACATTCGATTTTAAGAGTCTTATAAAAGCAGCTCCCATCCTTGCCTTGATCACCATCCTTTTCAATCCAGCCGGAAAAATTAAGGCCGCCCGCGTATGTGGTCATATTACTTTTACTGTTGCCTCTGACTGTTTCACAAATCGCCTGGAAGTATAATTTCTGTTTTGCCTTGTTTTTATCCTTGGTTATCAAATTGGAAGATGTTATTTCAACATCGGCAACAAACATGGGAGAATTAGGAATACCGCTAGACGAATTTTCATTTTTAGCCGGGAGAACTTGAACGACAATGCAATCACAGGGCTTTACATGGGAAACATCCTCCCATGAATAAACGGGAATGGAATTTGCCGCTATATAGGTATTTGCGCTTAACGCCGCTATCCATGCCGTCATTATTTTATCATCAATATTTGTACTCATTTCCATGCCCTTTCAAGTTTACTTTTCATGCTTGCCAGTTGTCCGCTCAATCGCTTGTTGGCCTGAAACAATCCTTCTTTCATTGTATATTGCGCGTATGTCCCTTTCTCGATATTCTTAACCCTGTTGCTCATGGTTATTTCGCCGCCTTGCCCTGCGATATTGGCTTTTTTAATTATTGTTCTGGTAACATCTCCAAGAAGCCGCATTAAGTTTGAATTTTTTATTTTAGGACTTATTCCAAGTGCAAAAAGATTACCGCGCCATCCGAAACTATATATGCCTCTAAATGTTATCTTCCTGTAAATATCAGCTTCGTTTTCATCATGGAAATATGGAGATCCGCGCCCTGAATATTTTGATTTCATGTAACCGCGCGAACCAATGCGCTTAAAGGGAATCTTCCATGTTCTTTCATCAACCTGTATCTTTTTTCTGTCCTTTAATTTTGATTCCGGCGTTGCTTTTGCCGCCGATTCAAGAAAGGACCTGGCGCAGTCCTTTAAAACATCATTTACAAGTTTAGGGGATATAGCGACTATATCAGATACGTTTTGAGAAAATCGTTTAGTTTCCGCTTCAAGTTTTATCTGCCAGCCTCCCATCCTCGCACCTATTTGTTACCCGTTTTCCGCAACCATTCCATACTTGACTGTTAAATTCCTGGAGTCCTTCTCCACACTTTTCACGGTATAAACAACACTAGCAACCGTGATATTATCACCCTCGACGGGAAGCGTCACAAAAGAGGATTGCTTGTAGAGCAGGGAAAAGGCCAGTTCGGGATCGTAACCCGCCATGCCGTAGGAGCGTTCAGCCTTTGAGGGGCCGATCTTAATAGCCTTGATAATCGCCGCGCCAACGGCAGTATCAATTTCAAAGTTCTCATTAAAAAAGTATCCTGTAAGATCTATTCTGCCTGTTTACTTTTTCGACCCCTTTTGACAGGGGCGGCCTCCATGCGGTTTACAGGGGATTCATTCACGGATTCAGAAGCGGTGGAATTTTCAACAGGGGCCGCGTTTTCCTGAACCTTTTCAGCCTTGCCGATGTGAATTAAAAGCCTTGCCGTATTATCGCTTAAATCGGCCATCTGCCCTGCAAAATACGATTGTCCGTCTGCCACAACTCCCCGTAAAATTACAACCTTCATATTTCATTCTCCTTTAATAAATGACGCATTGTCAACAAAAGAAAAGAGGCGGGTTTTTACGCCCGCCCCTTGTTTACTCAGGATTCATCATGAACCCGTATTAGTGGCCTTGGCGAAGCTTTCAGGATGCCTTACGCCAATATCGTAGTCATAGTGTCCAGTTACCACGATTCCGCCCTTCTTGCTCTGCGTGTAGGGATCAACCACAAGGTCAATTCCCGACCAGAAGGCAAGTATGAGATCGGAGAACTTGCCAAACAGGGCTGTGCTTGTCGGCATCTGGTTTGTCACCTTGACGGGATAGCCGTTGATTTCGCCTTTTTCCATCAGCATGAACGAATCAGTGCTTGAAACCTTGGCGGTCTGTTTGCACTTTCCGGCAAACACTGCGTTCATGAGATAGTTCATGGAATCAATGCGGACATTATCCTTGGCTATTTCGGTTTCGAGATCCACGAATTTGCCAAAGCTCGGAGTGTCTGCGCCGCCCCACGCAATCGCGCCGATGCCGGTAGTGGAAAGAATTCCAGTAGGGGCATTTCCTGCGCCTGTTGCACGAAGGGCGTTATAGTCCAGCTTGAGGGCCAGCGACTCCGCGATGTCATTCTTGACCATGTTCTCACAGTCAAGCGAAGTCTGGAGAAGCATCCTGCGTGTGATATACGAGTTGGCCGTCAGAGTATGCGGCGTAAGGTCGATATCATCAAGAGTCAGATTGGAAGCCGTTGCGTTTCCATCTTCTGCCACATCTTCGCTGGTCGCCCTGGCTGTCTGCCTTGGAATCTGGAGATTTCCAACAACGCCACGGAGGACTGTAGGATTTAGGCTCATGACTACCGCAAGGGCATCAAGAGTTTCGATCAAGCTTCCAGTGAGAACGCTGGTCTGGATTACGCTTGCGCCAGCAGTCGTGTCGAATGAACGTTTAAGAACTTCATTGGGAAGAAGAATACCGCGAGCAGTTGTTCCATACGCCTTTGCGGCAGCAGATGAAACCTCGCGCTCATACGCGGCAGCTTCCTGCGCTTTAGGATCATTAGGAAACGCAAGGGCGTTGATAGCGCGAATATAGGAAAACCTCTTGGCTTCCTTCTCGCTCAATACCTGCGGGGCCTGCTGGATCTTCGCCTGTCGCTCTGCGAGCTTGTCAAGTACGTTGCGGCTAAAATCAGCAACACTTGTTCCCTCGGATATTGCCTGTGCGGCCTCGTCTTCAAGTTTGTGTCGCTTGCCGATTGCAAGCAGTTCCTTGGCCCTGCCCTGTTCAGACTTGAGCATCTCTGCTTTTTCTTCTGGAGTCATTTTAGGTTCCTCTTTTTTGATTGTGATTTTTGGTTTTTCTTCCTTGACCATTCGAGTTATTACAGCCTCGGTTTCAGATACATCCTGCTTTCGTCCGATTCCCACGGAATTGTCAGCCGGGATTCCAACGATGGACAGTTCCATGGGCAACCAGCCCGTGACCCTGCAAATCGTTTCATCTTTCACCTTGTCTGTTTCCTCGATAATCTTGGTTATTCGATAGCCCACCGACATATTGCGGCGGATTTTATCTTTTACGTCCTGCCATATTTCCCTGGCTTTTGCGCTCTTGGAAAATCTGATTTTTGCTTTTCCTTTTCTATTGGCGATTTCCGCTTTTTCCACAACGCCGATTTGGTCATCCCAATTGTGATTCAACAGGAGCGGGGCGGCGTTATTGAGTCTTGAAAGGTCAACAGATGAAGGGGAGTGATCCAGCACTTCGATACCAAAACAACGGTCTACTGGTTCCTCGCTGGAAAATGAACATTCAATGGACATATCCTCGTCCTTTGGCTCGCCGTCCATATCGACAGAGCGCAAAAGCGTCCCAAGTTTAATTTTTTCATCAAGTGTTTTCATTTATGCCGTCCTTTTCTAAAGGTGGTTTTTTGTCAACTGGAGGCTGTGCCAGCGCGGTTTTGGCTTCTGAAAAATCAAGTTTGTATTTCTTCTGCATTTCCTTGGCCTTTGCGATACGCATGTAAACGTCTTCAAGCTCCTGTCCCTGTTCTGCGACAATCTCTTGTGGGGCTTTCAATCCTTTTTCCATGAGCAGGATATTGGCTTCGGCATCAGCGCGGGGATCGACCCATTGGAAAGCGCGGGGAATCCAGTTATCGGCATGGAATTTTTCATACTTGGAATATGGGAGATTTGAAACGCCGGAAAGTAAAAACATATCAAGCCATACCTCAAAAACTGGCTCGCAAAGATCCTCGATAACGTCCGACTGTTCCAGCTTCCAGCCGTCCCGTTCTTCAAGTGCGCCGGATCTCATGGAGCTAAAATTCACAGAGGTTAAATCGGAGTTAAGGGAATTATACGAAACGTCAAGCCCTCCGGCAATTTCACGGCCTTGCGCCCTGACAAACCCTTCATAATTTCCATTTGGATGAGTGGGGTTATGCTCTTTCCATGTGATACCTTTAGGCAGGAGCCGGGCCATTCCTGGGGATGTTTCCTCGATTATTTTCCCGTCCTCATCATCATCTCCGACGTAATTTTCGCCAGCTTCGTAAAAACCGCCCTTACATGCAGAAGCGCGGGCCGCTACAAGCTCGGCCTCGGAATATCCATTAAGCATGTTGATCGCAAGAATTGAGGACGCGGGCTTTGGAATACCGCGAACCTGTCCGGGAAACTCAACTACAAATTTATGAATGATTTCACTTGCCGGGATTCTCTGCCTGTTGTTTCCAGTGTCATAGGTAGACTCCCATTTTGAAGCCTTGAAATGATAGGCGATAGGCTTGCCGAATGAATCAAGTTCTACGCCCATGATGATATTTTTATTCACATCATTGTAGCTGATATCAAGCGCAAAGGAATCAATCATCTGTAATTGAAAACCGTACTTGCCGCGACCTCTCCAAATTCTTACAACTACTTCTCCATCAATAGCTAACGTTCTAGTCCATAGCCTTTGAAACTTTATCCAAGTGAGTTTCCCGGCAACGTCGCAATGCTTCGCGGACTGCCAATCAAGGAACGCTTTTTCAATTATCCCATTTGCACCCTTGTCGAGATTCCCGTCA